ATCTACAAGGTTGCTGAGCAGGGTGCTGCTCAGAACGTTGCTACCGCTGGTGTGTTTGACCTTGATACCGATTCAAACGGTCGTTGGTCTGTTGAGAAGTTCAAGGGTCTCCTGTTCCAAATCGAGCGTGATGCTAACGCAATCGCACAAAGAACTCGTAGAGGAAAGGGCAACATCATCCTGTGCTCTGCTGACGTTGCTTCAGCACTGACCATGGCTGGTGTTCTCGATTACACCCCTGCACTCAACGCTAACCTGAACGTTGATGACACTGGTAACACCTTCGCTGGTGTTCTGCAAGGTAAGTATCGTGTTTATATCGATCCTTATTCTGCTAACCTGACTTCAGGTAATGCATCACCTGGTAACCAGTACTATGTTGTTGGTTATAAGGGTTCTTCCCCTTATGATGCAGGTCTGTTCTATTGTCCTTACGTTCCTCTCCAAATGGTTCGTGCCGTTGGTGAGAACTCCTTCCAGCCTAAGATTGGCTTCAAGACCCGCTATGGTCTGGTTGCTAACCCATTCGCAGAAGGAACCGATCAAGGTCTGGGTCGTCTTAAGGTTAACGCAAACCGTTACTACAGACGTGTTGCTGTTAAGAACCTCATGTGATCTAAATCTCACAAGAGTTACCTGGGGGTCCGAAAGGACCCCTTTTTTTATCTAAATAGTTCAAAAAATGGCAACAACAAATATTTTTAATAAACAGATACAGAATAGAAATTTTCTATCTCCTACTGGATTTAAATTTACTTTAAATCGAGCACCTAAAGTTGCATTCTTTAGTAACTCTGCAAATATTCCTGGAATGAATTTGGGTGTTGCAATCCAGCCATCTTATCTGAAAGATATCGATACTCCAGGTGATAAAATTGTTTTTGAAGATTTTACTCTTCGTTTTTTAGTTGATGAAGATTTAAAGAACTATATGGAGATCCATAATTGGATTCGTGGTCTTGGATTTCCGGATAGCTTGAAAGACATTTATGATCTTCAAAATCAACAAGAATATGTTGATATGTCAAGATCTAAAACAATGAACATTTATTCTGATGGAACTTTGACAATTTTAGGTAGTGGTTTAAATCCAAACTTTAAGATTAAATTCAGTGATCTATGGCCATATAATTTGTCATCATTAAATTTTGATGCTACAGATACTGATATCGAATACTTTACAGCGGACGTTACTTTCAAGTATACTATATACCAGATAACTGATTTGGATGGAAATCCTCTATGACCATTGATCTTGATAAAATTCAAGAAATGTGGGAAAAAGATTCTAAAGTAGATGCAGATAATTTACACACAGAATCTTTAAATATTCCCGTACTTCATGCAAAATATTTTGACTTATATAATACTATTTTTCTTTTAAGAAAAAAAGCAGAGCAACAAAAAAGAAATATTCGACACGAACGATATGAATATTTTTCAGGAAAGGCAGATCCTGAAGTTTACGTAGATAATCCATTTCCTAAAAAAATTAGGGATAAGGATACAATGCAAAAGTATCTTGATGCAGATGAAAAACTTTCCACAGTTTGTTTAAAAATTGACTATTACGATACAATGTTAGTTTACATTGAAAGTATTCTTAAGATGATTCAAAACAGAACATATCAAATTAAAAATGCTATAGAATTTATGAGATTTAACTCCGGTCTAGGGTAAATAAATATCTTTAGATGCATGGATTTATGTGATTGATACTACAGCAAATCTTGTTATATCAAAATCCAACGAAGTATTTTTAAAAATTGAAACTGAACCTCATATTGAATATGAACTAAGGGATCACTTTAAATTTGAGGTTCCAAATGCAAAGTTTATGCCCCAGTACCGTGGAAGGAATTGGAACGGGGAAATTCATCTATATGACATGAGATCTAAGCAAATTTATGTTGGTTTGTTAGATAAAATTGTATCCTTTTGTAAGCAGTATGGATACACTTATAAATTTGAAGACAATAGATTTTATGGACAACCTTTTGAGCTCAATGAAGAAATCTCAGAAGAAGGTGTTAAGGATTATATGCATTCCATTTGTGCTCATACTCCCAGGAAGTACCAGATTGAGGGAGTATATGGTGCCCTAAAGCATAATAGAAAACTATTGATAAGCCCCACAGCGAGCGGCAAATCATTAATGATCTATTCCCTCGTAAGATACTATGTGGATAAAGGCGAAAAAATTCTTCTAGTTGTTCCAACGACATCTCTTGTAGAGCAGATGTACAAGGATTTCCTTGATTATGGTTGGGATGCTGACTCATACTGTCACCGTATCTATTCTGGTAGGGAAAAAACTAATGAATATCCTGTAACTATTACAACGTGGCAATCTGTATATAAACTAGAACGTTCATTCTTTGAGGACTATGGATGTATTATAGGTGATGAAGCTCATTTATTCAAGAGCAAATCACTTATACAAATTATGACAAAGTTACATCATGCAAAGTATCGTTTTGGGTTTACAGGAACATTAGATGGAACACAAACTCATAAATGGGTTCTTGAGGGGTTATTTGGTCCATCATATAAAGTTACAAAAACTGATGAATTGATGAGACAAGGACATCTTTCACAATTAGATATTCAATGTATAGTTTTAAAACACTCTCCCCAAAAATTTGAAACTTATGAAGATGAGATACAATATTTAATCTCTCATGAAAAACGAAATAATTTTATTAAAAACCTTGCACTTGACTTAAAAGGAAACACACTTGTTCTTTTTAGTAGAGTAGAATCCCATGGTGCAATACTTTTTGAAAAGATAAATACTGATAAGCGAGATGATCGTAAAGTATTTTTTGTCCATGGTGGAGTTGATACTGAAGAAAGAGAATTAGTCAGGGAGATTACTGAAAGAGAAAATAGTGCAATTATTGTTGCATCTTATGGAACTTTTTCTACTGGTATTAATATTAAGAATCTCCACAATGTTATCTTTGCTTCACCCAGTAAATCGAGAATTAGAAATTTACAATCAATTGGAAGAGTACTTAGAAAAGGAAAGGATAAAACTAAAGCAGTCCTCTACGACATCTCTGATGATTGTACATATAAATCAAGAAAAAACTATACTTTAAATCATTTAATTGAAAGAATTAAAACTTATAATGAAGAGAATTTCAATTATGAGATAATCACTATACAACTTAAAAGCAATGGGAATTGAAGACGACTTTTATGCAACAGTAAAACTTAAAACAGGTGAAGAAATCTTTTGCAAAGTGGCAGCCTCTGAAGAAGAAGATAGAACTTTGCTTATAGTTACTAATCCGATTATAGTTTCTGAAATAAAAGGACGAACAGGAGTAGTTGGATATAAACTAGAACCTTGGTTAAAAACAACTACTGAAGATATGTTTATTTTAAATATAGACGATATTTTAACAATGTCTGAATCTTCAGATATAGAAATGATAGTAATGTATCAAAATTATGTTCGTCAATCTACAAAAGATGATAATCAATCTAAAATCAATCGTAGAATGGGATATCTCGGTAATGTTAATGATACTAAAGAAATATTAGAAAAGATCTTTAAGAGTAGCTAAAGCTAATCTTTTTTAACCTCCACAAAGGTTATTGTACACACTTTTGAGTACCTTGTCAACTATTTCTAAAAGTGGTATAATTCATACATATTATGAGTTAAACTAATGATAAGTACAGCAGTTATGACCAAGAGAAAGAGGTCAGAGCACTACGTCAACAATAAAGAGTTTCTTGCTGCTATTATTAAGTATCGTGAGGACGTTGAAATAACTTTTATTAAAAAGTTTGGTAGAGAATTAACAAAAGAAGATCGTGCAACAACCTGGGATACAAAACCACCCATTCCTCGCTACATTGGAGAGTGTTTCCTGAAGATTGCTAATCACCTATCATTCAAACCAAATTTCGTGAACTATATGTTCAAGGAAGATATGATTTCTGATGGCATTGAGAACTGCGTTCAATACATTCACAATTTCAATCCAGAGAAGTCACAAAACCCGTTTGCGTATTTCACTCAGATTATTCACTACGCTTTCCTTCGTCGTATCCAAAGAGAAAAGCGTCAATTAGAAATCAAAAACAAAATCCTTGAGCGTTCTGGATTTTCTGAAGTATTTGCTGATGATAACACTATTGACGGTGGGAACTATTCCGACTATAATTCTATTAAAGACGGAGTTCACAGTAAACTGCGGTATTGAATGAAAGTTGCTATTATCACCGACCAACACTTTGGTGCTCGTAAAAATTCAAAATTGTTTCATGATTATTTTTTAAAGTTCTACAACGATGTATTTTTTCCTGCACTCAAAGAGCACGGGATTACTACTATTGTAGATATGGGGGATACTTTTGATAGTCGTAAGGGAATTGATTTCTCTGCTCTATCTTGGGCTAAAAATAATTATTATGACCGTCTCCAAGAAATGGGAGTAAATGTTCATACTATTGTTGGTAATCATACTGCATATTACAAAAACACCAATCAAGTCAATGCTGTTGATTTACTGTTACGTGAATATGATAACGTAACTGTATATTCCGAACCCACTGAGGTTTTACTAGATAAACTTAAAGTACTTTTTATTCCGTGGATTAATCAAGAAAATGAAGCAAATACTCTTAAACTTATTGAAAAGACATCTTGCAAGTGTGCGATGGGGCACCTTGAACTCCAAGGATTTAGAGTTAATAAACAGATCGTCATGGAGCACGGTTTGGAAAGCAAACTATTTGAGAAGTTCAGTCATGTCTTCTCGGGACACTATCACACTAGATCGAATAACGGAACGGTCTTCTATCTAGGAAATCCTTATGAGATGTTCTGGACAGACGTTGGAGACACTAGAGGATTTCATATCTTTGATACTGAGTCAGTAACTCATGAACCTGTTAATAACCCTTTTCGTTTGTTTTATAACATCTACTACGAAGATACAAATTATCAAACATTTGATACCAGAGAATATGAAAATAAAATTGTAAAAATTATTGTTCGTAAAAAATCTGATACTAAAAAGTTTGAGAAATTTGTAGATAAACTTTATTCTTCCGGAGTTGCTGAACTTAAAATTGTTGAGAACTTTCAAATACAAGAATCTGAAGATTTTGAAGCATTTGAGTCTGAAGATACCCTTTCTATCTTGAATAGATATATTGAGGAGGCAGAAGTAAGTCTTGATAAATCAATCGTTCAAAAAATGATTCGAGAAATATATCAAGAGGCATGTGAACTAATATGATATGTTTATTCTAACAATTCATGGTAGAGAAGAAGAAGGTGCATATTCTGTAAAAGATGATAATGGGGAACAAATCCTTTATCTCTTTGAAGAAGAAGATGATGCAATTAGATATGCTATGATGTTAGAAGAAGATGGATATCCTGAAATGCATGTCATAGAAATTGACGATGAGGTAATGCTAAAAACCTGCGAGATGCATGGATATCAATATAGTATAATTACACCAAATGACATTGTGATTCCTCCAGATACTGACCATGATTTTATTTAAAACTATTAAATGGAAAAATTTTCTTTCTACCGGACAGCATGAAACGGAAGTTGATTTTACAAAAAACAAAACAAATTTAATCATCGGAACTAATGGTGCTGGAAAATCCACTGTTCTGGATGCTCTTACGTTTTCTTTGTTTGGAAAACCATTTCGTAAAATTAATAAACCTCAACTTATCAATTCTGTAAATGAAAAGGATTGTAGAGTTGAGGTTGAGTTTTCTATTGGCAATACTGAGTGGAAAGTAGTTAGGGGAATCAAACCTGCAATTTTTGAAATTTGGAGAAACGGGGCTGCATTGGACCAATCTGCTGCTGCACTTGATCAACAAAAATGGTTAGAGCAGAATGTTCTTAAGATGAACTATAAGTCATTCACTCAAATTGTGATTTTGGGTAGCAGTACTTTTGTTCCTTTTATGCAACTTCCTGCTGCTCACCGTAGAGAAGTGATTGAGGATTTGCTTGATATCAAAATCTTTTCTTCTATGAATACTCTTATTAAAGAAAAGATTCGTTCAGCAAAAGAAGATATTAAAGTATTTGAATTAAAAAAAGAATCTCTTCTTGATAAAGTCAAGATGCAACAAAGTTTTATTGAAAAACTTGAGAATCGTGGAAAAGAAGATATAAAAAATAATAAACAAAAAGTTTCTGATTTAGATAAAGAAATCGAACAGCATTTAAATGAGAATACTTCTTTAGAAGAACCTCTTCGCAAACTAATTAGAGAGCAAGATGGTATTGTTGGTTATGCAGAAAAGTTAAAAAAACTTGGTCAATTAAAAGGAAAGGTCTCTCAGAAGGTATCTACCATTACGAAAGAACACAAGTTCTTCACTGAGAATACGGTTTGTCCTACCTGCACACAATCAATTGAGGAGATCTTCAGAATAAATAGAATTGCAGACGCTCAAAATAAAGCAAAAGAGTTGCAATCTGGTTATAAAGAACTGGAGGAAGCAATTAAAGAGGAAGAGGAGCGAGAGCGTCAATTCACCGCTCTTACGAAGGAGATTTCAAAATTAACGAATGGCATTTCTCAAAACAATATTAAGATTAATGGATTGCGGAGACAGATCCGAAATCTTGAATCAGAAATTCAAGTTCTTACCGAGAACCTTGCAAACCGAAATTCTGAACATGAGAAGTTAGAATCCTTCAAAGAAAACTTAAAAACTACATACGACGAACTCGCTTCTAAAAAAGACACAATCAGTTACTACGATTTTTCGTATAGCTTACTCAAAGACGGTGGAGTTAAATCCAAAATCATTAAGAAGTATCTACCGCTGATAAATCAGCAAGTTAACCGTTATCTTCAGATGATGGATTTCTATATCAACTTCACACTTGATGAGGAATTTAACGAAACCGTCCAGTCACCTATTCATGAAGATTTTTCCTATGCTTCTTTTAGTGAAGGGGAGAAAATGAGAATTGACCTTGCACTTTTGTTTACTTGGAGAGAAGTTGCAAGAATGAAGAACTCAGTCAATACTAATCTTCTGATTATGGATGAGGTATTTGATAGTTCACTTGATGGATTTGGAACAGAAGAGTTTCTTAAGATTATTCGTTATGTGATTAAAGACGCTAACATCTTTGTTATCTCTCACAAAACTGGACTTGAGGATAGATTTGAAAGTGTCATAAAGTTTGAGAAAGTTAAAGGTTTTAGTAGAATGGTAATATGATAATTGATGAACTTTTAGAAACTTTATATTCAAGAGTATCGCCATATAATCAATATAATTTTTGGAATATTGATAAAGGATATCCGCATACAAATATTAAAGAGAAATTGTTGAATTCTCTTTTTGATAATATAAATCCGAATTATATTGTCGAATGTGGAAGTATGTGTGGTGGATCTGCAATCATCATGGCAGAAACACTTCAGAAGAAAAATCTTGATTCTGAAATAGTTTGCATTGATCCTTTTACTGGTGATGTAAATATGTGGGACTGGGAGAAAAATGATTATGAAAATAATTCTTGGAGATTTTTAAAACTTGAAAATGGAAAACCGACTATTTTTGAAAGATTCATAGCAAATTGTAAATGGTCTGGGTTTGAAAATAAGATACTACCAATTAGTTGTACTACATTAGTAGGAATTAAACTTTTAAAGAGATTAAAAGATCAACAAAGAATTTCTTCTTTACCAAATTACATCTATCTTGATTCTGCACATGAACCAGATGAAACACTTCTTGAACTGAAAACTTGTTGGGATATTTTGGAAAATGGTGGAGTTTTATTTGGTGATGACTGGAATTGGGAATCTGTAAGGAATGACGTGCTAAGATTTTCTAATCTTATAGGTGAGAACTGTAATATAAGTATTTTA